GCGGTTCACCGCCAGACACCCGAGGCAGGAGCCCGGTGCGTAAATCGCGCACGCCGGGATCTGTGCGGGGGGTATCCGGTAACGGGTATCCCTACCGCGACATGCATGCATACAGCTATCGTGTGTCCGTGGTCGTGATAGGAGGGAAGATGCAGGACTATCTTTTGGAGTCGTTGAAGCTCCAGCGCATTGATTTTTTTATTAAGCTTGTAGCGGCTAGTGAGTGTAACGACGAAGAAAAGCGGCTGGCTATCCAGTGGGTTTCGGAGTTGACCGATGAGCTTATGGCGAAGATTCGCGCTCATGAATACAACCGCTCAATGGATCTTCCCGGTTAGTTTTTCGAAGCTGAAAACAACCGAGTGAAAGTTACGACGCTTGAACTTTTAACTTGGGTTACAATCAGAACACTCGTTTTCGTTCACAAACGAACCTGCCATACCTTAATGTGATAATGGCGTTCAATTTTTACTAAATGGTTGCAAATGCTTGTTATGAATCATGTAATGTTAGATATAGAAACATTGGATGTTGAAAAAACGGCTTATATCCTTTCGGTTGGTGCGGCTTTTTTCGTGCCGGAGACTGGCGAGGTTGGTCCGGGTTTCTATCAAGTTATTTCGCTTGATCATGAACAAGCAGGCAGAACCATTGCCCCCTCCACTGTAAAGTGGTGGATGTATCAAAGTTCTGAAGCTAAAAACGAAAATTTTGGTGGCACTAAGGACCTTTTAGACGTTCTGAATGAATTTGTGGCGTTTGTTCTTCATAATCGTAATGGCCGAGTAAAAGTGTGGGGAAACGGGAAAGAGTTCGACTGCACTATCATGCATCATGCCCTGTCACAGGCAGGTCTGGAGTGCCCATGGTCATTCAGAGATACTCTTGACGTCAGAACCATCTTAGCGCTTGGTGAAAGCAAAGGAATTTTTTCTCATGCTGACAAAAAGTTCACTGGCATCAGGCACACAGCATTCGATGATGTTTTATTTCAGATCGCACTGGTTTCTCATATCTATATGAATTTAAATAAAAAATAAATATAGGACTTAGCTATGGATTGCTTAGATGTAACCAATTGGACTGAGCTAGATGTTTTCGCACAATATCCTGTTGGTGCTCGCTCTAAGGCATTGGTTATTTCCCCTGATGTAGCACCCCATGGTATCAAAGCATCGTGGCCGTATCTTTTTAAGAGAAGTATTAAAAAGTATCCAGATCAATTTTGGTGTGAGATCGTTGCCTACAGGATTGGATTGAAGCTTGGTTTTGATGTCCCCAAAGCAGTTCCATCGGTAAAGACTAATGATTTGGGGCATACGTTTTGCGGGGCCCTCATTGAGTGGTTTCATCATAAAGATTATGAGAAATTTGCTCCCGCTGGTGATTACTTTGTCCGAAGAGATCCAAATTTTGATCGCGAGAAAGGAGCTCAGCATTCCCTTGAAGGGCTGAGGATTATCGCGAAAGCTCTTAAAGTTGACTATGTTGAGTGGTTGGAGAACATGGCTCTCTTTGACGCTGTGATAGGTAATACAGATAGACATCAAGAAAATTGGGGGTTTGTCTTTTCACCTTTAGCCAGCGAGTGTCAGCTTGCACCATTTTTCGATAATGGTACGAGCTTATGTTACGAACGCTTTCCGGAGCATGTTGCCGATTGGACCGATCATAGACTCAGGGAGCATGTTGGCCGGGGAAGGCATCATTTGCGTAAGACTCTGGGCAAAGATGAGTATCAGAGATTAGGTCATTTAGAGTTCATCAAAGAACTTTGTGATAAAAAAGAAGCATTAAAACAGCGGGTAGCTGAAAAACTGGCTCTTTTGAACCATGATTTTTGGGAGTCAACTTTTGCGGAGTTGACGGAAATAAAATGCCCTGTTCCGCTGACTAGAGAACGTGCTGCATGGATTGTTCGTGTAACAAACATGCGTATTGAACTGATTAAAGGTGTTACTTCATGACTATCTTAATAGAAAACATTCCCATGCCCAGTAGGCTCTTACTGACATGGCAACCGGTTGACGGAGGCTCTCGCTATGTCATTGGTGAGCTTCTTCAAGATGAGTCTGAAGGCTACGAGTTTAATTATCTTACTGATAGCAAAGATTTTGCTAAAGCTAGGGATAACGGCTTTCGCGGTTTTCCTGCTTTTGATATAAAAGTTGCGACTCATCGCAAAGACGTTATGCAAACCTTTTCAAGAAGGTTACCCTCCAGGAAAAGAGAAGATTTTGACGATTACTTGCTGACGTTTCGTCTTCCTGCTGATTTTAGAGAGAATGACTTCGTTTTGCTCGCATGTACTGGCGGAAAAGTTGCTAGTGATGGTTTTTATTTTGTCCCAGACTTGTCTTCTGTTCGGCCACCTTTCGATTACGTCATGGAGGTCGCTGGAACGAGGCACATGATCAAGGAAGGGCGTCTAGCGCTTGATGAGATATCAATTGGTGATGAAGTCATATTGCGGAATGAAGATACCAATACGGTTGATCCGCTGGCCATATTGGTTACGAAAAACGACAATCATCTCGGATATGTCAACAAGGCATTGTGCGCCGCATTACGTGATCTAAGTAAAAACCATGATGTCAGTGGAGTGGTCGTACGTAAAAATGGCTCTTCGGATAGGCCTTTGATTTATGCAAAAGTATCCGTTCGGTAAAGCATGTTTATTCATGCTTGCCGGTAATAAGGTGCTCTTGATTTAGTGCATGTCTATGCCGCATAAATCCGCATGATCGTTTGATGATCGTTTTAGCTGAGGCCCGCCAGGAATGGCGGGCTTTTGCTTATGTCATGCAGGCGCATGAAAACTGCTACATAAAGCGGGCAGGCGTGGCGGGGATACGAGCGCGCGCTCACGGTTAAAATGATAGGTTTGTGGTAGTAAACTGTGGAGTAGTGTCAAGTATCAGCAGATACCGTTGAGTAAAACTTCGAAAAGGATAATTGAATGTCTCATGTAGTAGAGGATTGCCCTAGATGTGGGGCGCAAAAAATTGCTTTTGATGTTCGTGGGGTTAATGTTTGCGGATCATATCGTGGGTTTCATAATGAGGATATTTTAAGATACGAAGCTTTTTGTGTTTGTCGTGAATGCAGTCAAACAACTTTGTTCCTTGTTGAGAGTTGCGATTCGCAAACAAGGTTAGATGACGTCCCGTGGCAGGGTGTAACATTCAATTTTACAAAAATAGGTAAGATTATCAGAGCGATATCCCCTGCTGATCTTGATTACAGTGAACCACCAGAGCATTTACCGAAACATATTCATGATGCTTATGAGGAGGGAGCTAAGTGCTTATCTATAGGTTGTTATAACGCCGCCGCCACTATGTTCAGACTATGCCTAGATTATGCAACTAAAGGATTGTTACCTGAAGGTGAGGAAGGACCAGCAAGCAAGGTTAGAAGAAGCCTTGGCTTGCGTATGGAATGGTTATTGGATAATAAAATCTTACCCGAAGCGTTAAGGGAACTTGCGGAATGTGTTAAAGATGATGGTAATGATGGAGCTCATGAGGGCATCTTAGACAAAGAAACCGCAGAGGATCTCGACGACTTTGTATATATATTACTTGAACGGTTGTATACAGAGCCTCAGCGTCTAGTTGATGCAAAGGAACGTCGGAAGCAGAGGAAGGGTAAGGAATAGCGGCTCTTTAGAGCCGCGCTATTATTCTGTTGGTAACTCATAAGGTGAAAATGAAATAACCTCCTCGCCAACCCAATCGTTTAGCTCAATACAACGTTTTTGGAGAGGGGTTAATTCATTTCGAACAAACACGCGACTGGCTTTTTCCACATCCCCAAATCCTCCAACATTGCTGGGCATAATACCCATCATCTGCGGTGGCACACGATGCGCCGCCATCATGTCATCCCGGCTGACGTTTTTGATATTCAGAAACTCATCCTTTGCCGCGACTTCTGACAGTGGGATGATCTGTATCCCGTCCTTTTTACCGTTTGGCGAGTACATAAACAGATTGCGGAAGTTGCCCGGTCCTTTGGCGCTTTTCATCGCATGGCGGATGTTGTTCACATCCTCTTGGTTCTGCGCCGCGTCGGTCATGTACATGATAAATCCGGCGTGACTGCCATTGATGTAATATTTACGGCGGAACAGCGTAGCGGACTCATTAAGCAGGGCTGAGGGGATGGCGGACAGGTATTCCGGCAGGCCGTAAATCTCCTGGTTAAGGTCCGGCTCCATCAGGTGAAATATGCTGCCTTTGGTGAACTCATACGGCTGGGTAGTCATGCCGTACTGTACAAACCAGTAAGTGTCGAGGTCGATCCCGCGTCGGGTGTATTTCGCCAGTGATGGCTCCAGCGACAGAATACCGCCCAGTCGGTTAGTCCTTTTCTCCAGATAAGCGTTACCAAATACCAGATAGTCTTGCACAAAACGGCTGAATGCCTGCTGACTCAGCAACGGGTGCGGGATAAACGTGCTGGTCAGAATATTACGTTTAACGGCAATCGGCGAGCTATGGTGTACAGCGGCGCGGTAAGTACGTGCCAGCCCGTCAAAACTCACTGGCGGCTCATACCATCTGTCCATCTGGACGCATTCCACATAATCCAGGAGTTCGCGGCGGTCCAGTACAGGTATGGGATCGCCAAAGCTGAAAGCCTGGGTAGACGCTGAATCATTGCTTTGTACGTCAGGCGGCATGACGTCCTGTACGGTGTTCTCAGTCATTAAAAAATCTCCACGATGTTACTGGTGTTTGCTGCCTCGCCCTGCAGCGGTTCGTTAAACAATGCGTGCATCGTTGCCCAGGCCAAATCTGCGTGGCTGGCTTCTTCGCTGCGGCTGGCTTCGTAGGTGGGGCGGTTTCCGCTGGCGGTGGTGGCCCGGCGGATAGCCATAAATGACTGCGCAATGTCGGTATGACCGGCGTCAAACTCAATGCGGCGGTGGCTGATGATGTCGTATGCCTTGAGCACCAGGGCGTTTTTGACGTTGGGGTTATAGACAAACTCCCGGACGGCAGGGAAAAAGCCTTTGACGTTCTCATAAACGCCGTGACCGACGCCGGTGGAGTCAATGCCGATATAGCTCACGTTGTATTGTAGTGTGAGCTGGCGGATGGCTTCTGCCTGGGCGCGGAAGTCCATTCCCCGCCACTGGTGGCGCTCCAGTATGCGGAACTTGCCGCCGGGAACGGATGGTGGGGCGATAACGACGCACCCGGCGCTGTCACCGTTCTGGGTGCCTTTCGCAGGGTCATATCCGATCCACACCTCGCCCCAGCCAAACGGACGCAGCGCCAGAGCATGAAAATCTTCCCAGACCTCCCAACTGTCCACCATGCAGGCCTGCAGGTCGGAAAGCGGGAACACGGACGCGAGATCGTCAATAAATTCACACATCAGCAGGTTCTGGTATTCGTCCGGGCTGTATTCCAGTCGCAGCTGGTCGAGGTCGAACAGGTTACAGCCCCCGCGTACGGCATCTTCCACCGTCACAATCTGCCGGAACTGACCATCATCACAAAGCAGGCCAGCCGCCAGCGCCGAGTGGGTCAGGTCGATATCCACACGGTCCGTTTTTGAGCGACCACGGTTATACAGCGCGCCAGACCAGAAGGGATAGGCGCTGTGCGTCAGGCTGGACGGGGTGGAAAAATAGGTTTGCCGCCACTTTTTGTGCAGCGCCATACCGGAGGCGACTTTTCGCAGCTCCTGGAATTTCGGTATCCAGAAATATTCATCAAGGTACAGGTTGCCGTGGTAGCTCTGCGCGGTGCGGGCATTGGTCCCCAGAAAATAGAGTGTGGCACCGTTCGGCAGGACCATCGGATCGCCTTTAAGCTCTACATCGACCTCTTTGGCAAACTCAATGATGTACTGCTTAAACACGTGCGCCTGAGCTTTACTTGCTGACAGGAAAATTTGGTTGCGGCCAGTCAGCAGCGCATCGATCAGTGCCTCACGCGCAAAGTAATACGTTGCCCCGATTTGGCGGGACTTCAGCACGTTGCGGATACGATGCTTTATCCCTGCTTCCCACCAGTGGCGCTGATATTCGAACATGCCAGCGCGGAAAATCTCTTCCAGCTTTTCGATCTGTTCGTCGCTGAACAGGTTTTTTTCAGGTGGTTTGCGGGGGCCGCGGTTGCGTTTTTCCACGTTCGGGTTTAAATCGGCCTCGTTGCCGCCGTTGTTAAATTTCCCGATACGGGCGTGGCGCTCGGACTGGCGCGCCAGCAGGTCAATTTCCTTAAAATCCTTCCCTTCTTTTTTCTCCTTCATGATCAGCTGGCAGTACCGCGCGGCCGTGGTGAGCTGCATCTGGTCAAGCGGACCATAGCTGCCCCACTTATCGCGCTTTTTCCAGCTGTGAACGGTTGCGGCTTTCTCGCCCAGCATTTCTGCAATGCGGGCTATGCGGTATCCCTGAAAATACAGCAGTAGTGCCTGCCGACGGGGATCGAGGTCTGCGGGGGTCATCGTTTCCATGGGACAAACATACGGGCTTGCCCTGAGCCTTTCCCCGGCTGGCTTTTGTGTGGTTTACCGCACAAGGTCTGCGCGTTGTTTCGCCCCCTCCATCACAGCAACCATAAGGCCTCACTGAGTTATTTGATGGAGTCGCTCAAATGGCAGTTAAAGCAAAACGCTTCCGCATTGGTGTGGAAGGGGCAACAACCGACGGGCGCACCATTGAGCGCGCCTGGCTGGAGCAGATGGCGGCCAGTTATAACCCGCAGGTCTATACGGCGCTGATTAATCTGGAACATATCAAGGGCTACACCCCGGACAGTCCATTCCGCCGTTTCGGGACCGTGGATAAGCTGGAGGCTGAAGAAATTGCGGATGGCCCGCTGAAGGGGAAAATGGCCCTGTATGCGTGGATCACCCCGTCAGATGATCTGGTGGCGTATACCCGCAAGCTGCAAAAGCTGTTCACCTCCATGGAGGTCAATACCAGTTTTGCTGATACCGGCAAAGCGTACCTGGTTGGCCTGGCAGCGACTGACGACCCGGCAAGCCTGGGTACAGAAATGCTGCAGTTTAGCGCCAGCGCCAAAAGCAACCCGCTGGCCGGGCGCAAACAGAGCCCGGAAAACCTCTTTACCGCCGCAGAAGAAACGCTGATCGAGTGGGAAGAAGCCCAGGACGAAAAACCTTCCCTCTTTGCCCGCGTCACCGCGATGTTCACCAAAAAAGAGCAAACCGATGATGCGCGTTTCTCTGATGTGCATCGTGCCGTTGAGCTGGTCGCCACCGAGCAGCAGAACCTGAGCGAACGCACCGATCAATCCCTGTCCGCGCAGGATAAGCGCCTTGCTGCGCTGGAAACCTCCCTGCAGGAACAGAAGACCGCGTTTGCGGAGCTGGAGCAGCAGCTGCGACAGGAAGACAGCCGCAAAGATTATCGCCAGCGTGCGCCGGGCGGTAACGCACCGGCAGGCACCCTGACCAATTGCTGATGGAGCATAAGAACCCATGAAAAAGAAAACACGTTTTGCCTTTAACGCCTATCTGCAGCAGCTGGCGCGCCTGAATGGCGTAGAAGTTGAGGAGCTGTCCAGCAAGTTCACCGTTGAGCCGTCGGTGCAGCAGACGCTGGAAGACCAGATCCAGCAGTCCGCCGCATTCCTGACCATGATTAACATCATTGGGGTGAATGAACAGTCAGGCCAGCTGCTGGGTCTGGGCGTCGGTAGCACCATTGCCGGGACGACTGACACGACCACGCAGGAGCGCGAACCCACCGATCCGACGGTCATGGTGGATGTTGAGTACAAGTGCGAGCAGACCAACTTTGATACGGTGCTGACCTACGCAAAACTGGACCTGTGGGCGAAATTCCAGGATTTCCAGGTGCGCATCCGAAACGCCATCGTCAAGCGCCAGGCGCTGGACCGCATCATGATCGGGTTTAACGGTGTGAAGCGTGCCAAAACCTCAAACCGTGTCGCTAACCCGCTGCTGCAGGACGTTAACAAAGGCTGGCTGCAGAAGGTCCGAGAAGATGCGGCAGATTGCGTAATGGGCAGCACCACGGCAGAAGATGGCACCACCACCGCAGACCCGGTGAAAGTCGGCAAAGGCGGTAAATATGCCAACCTGGATGCACTGGTGATGGATGCCGTCAATGAGCTGATTGACCCGATTTTCCAGGATGATGCTGATCTGGTCGTGATCTGTGGCCGCGAGCTGCTGTCCGACAAATATTTCCCGCTGGTCAATAAGGACCAGGAAAACAGCGAAAAGCTGGCCGCTGATCTGATTATCAGCCAGAAACGCATGGGTGGCCTGCAGGCCGTCCGCGCCCCGTCATTCCCGGCTAACGCCGTGCTGATCACCCGTCTGGATAACCTGTCCATCTACTGGCAGGAAGATACCCGCCGCCGTTCGGTCATTGATAACCCGAAACGCGATCGCATCGAAAACTTCGAATCCGTCAACGAGGCGTATGTGGTGGAGGATTACCGCTGCGTGGCACTGGTGGAAAACATCACCATCGGTGACTTCAGCGCCGGAGCAGGGGAGTAACGCATGAGCCTGAGTCCCGCACGGCAGCACCGCCTGCGCGTTCAGGCTGAACAGGCCGCCCGTCAGGGCGGCAGTGTTCGCCATGCGTCGGGGTATGACCTGATGCTGCTGCAGCTGGCAGAAGACCGCCGCCGCCTCAAGGGTGTGCAGTCCACCGTGAAAAAGGCACAAATCAAGGTGGAGCTGTTACCCAAATATACCGCCTGGGCGGATGGCGTACTGGCAGCCGGTGGAGCGCAGCAGGATGACGTGCTGATGTTTTTGATGGTCTGGCGTATCGATGCCGGTGATTTTGCCGGCGGCCTGCAGATTGCCGCGCACGCGCTTAAGCATGGCTGGGTGATGCCGCAGGCGCTGGGCCGTCGCAACGTGCAGACCGTTGTTGCTGAAGAGCTGGCAGACCAGGCAGAAGCCGCGCAGCGCATGAAAGCTGAATTCCCTGCTGATGTGCTGCTGCAGGCGCTCTCGCTGACGGATGCGCTGGATATGCCGGACCAGTCCCGCGCCCGGCTGCATAAAGCCATCGCCGCCGTGATCAGTGAGTCCCGCCCGGTCGCAGCCCTGAACCATTACACGTTTGCGCTGCAGCTCGATCCCCGCTGCGGTGTGAAAAAAGACAAAGAGCGGCTGGAGCGCCATTTGCGTAACAGCCACTAACGGAACGTGCCCCGCGCACGGGCGGCACGGGATGGCGACAGGCAACGCCTTATCAAAATCTCGTTCACCGCCCACCTTTTCAGGAGAAAACCCGCATGAGATTTGTTGCGCCAGAACAGGCGCCAGAGCAGGCGGAGGTCATCAAAAACACCCCATTCTGGCCCGATGTGGATTTGTCGGAGTTTCGCAGCGTGATGCGAACGGATGGCACGGTGACGTCGCCGCGTCTCGGGCAGCTGATCCGGTCTGCTATGTCGGAGGTCAACGCGGAGCTGTACGAATTCCGCAAGCGCCAGCAGTCGCTGGGGTTTCAGACCCTGGCAGACGTACCGGCGGAAGCGCTGGACGGCAAAAGCGAGCGCATCCACCACTACCATAACGCCGTGTATTGCTGGGCGCGTGCCCAGGTGAATGAACGTTACCAGGACTATGACGCCACGGCATCCGGCGTCAAACGGGGTGATGAGCTGGCGGAGGCCAGCGGCGATCTGTGGCGTGATGCCCGCTGGGCGATTAGCCGGGTGCAGGATGCGCCCCACTGTACGGTGGAGCTGATCTGATGAAAGTGCGTGCGTACCAAGGTGACACGGTGGATGCGCTTTGCTGGCGTCATTACGGACGCACGCAGGGCGTCACAGAGCAGGTACTGCAGGCAAATCCGGGGCTGGCTGAGCATGGCCCTTTTTTACCTCACGGGCTGCAGGTGGAGCTGCCGGATATTGCGACCACTACCACGGTGCAGACCGTCCAGTTATGGGACTGAATTATGACGCTTGAACGGATCAGCGCCTTTATTACGTATTGCATCGCCGTATTGCTGGCGTGGATGGGTGATTTGTCGCTTAAGGACGCTTCTACGGTGGGCGGTGTGCTGATTGGTCTGCTGATGTTTGCGATCAACTGGTACTACAAACACAAAACCTATCAGCTGCTACGCGGCGGGAAGATAACCCGAGGGGAATATGAATCCTTCAATCGTTAAGCGCTGCCTGGTGGGGGCAGTGCTGGCCATCGCTGCCACGCTGCCCAATTTCCAGCAGCTCCACACCTCTGTGGACGGGCTGAAGTTGATTGCTGATTACGAGGGATGCCGCCTGCAGCCGTACCAGTGCGACGCTGGCGTGTGGACCGATGGCATCGGTAACACGTCGGGTGTGGTGCCGGGGAAAACCATCACAGAGCGGCAGGCGGCGGGGAACTTCATCACCAACGTATTACGGGTAGAAACCGCGCTGGCGCGGTGTGTCCTGGTGAGCGTGCCGCAGTACGTTTATGACGCCCTGGTGTCGCTGGCGTTCAACGTCGGCACGGGCAATGCCTGCAGCTCAACCATGGTGAAGTTTATCAATCAGAAGCGCTGGCGCGATGCCTGCTATCAGCTGCCGCGCTGGGTATATGTCAAAGGCGTATTTAATCAGGGCCTGGAAAACCGCCGCGGGCGGGAGCTGGCCTGGTGCTTAAAAGGAGCGTAACGAAATGAAGAATAAATTTATCAGTGGGTTGCTTTCGGTGCTGTACGCGGCGCTGATGATTTTAAGTCTCTTTGTCCCCAACGGCATGGCCTCGGCGCTGGTCACCGCATTGACCTGGGTCGCCTGTTTGCTGGTCTGGGTGGTGGTGCTGCTTTGCCTGGCCGGGTGGTATGCAGGCGGCACTCATCGGGAAGAGGCAAGGCAGGCGCTGACGCGATTCTTCAGTACGCCAGGAAACCAGGTGATCAGATGGGCCAGGCGTTCGCTGCTTGTGATTTTCCTCGCCTTTACGGGCCATGTTGTCACCCTGGCATTTTATCTGCTGACGCTGGTCGCGCTTAAGGTTCTGCGTGCGCAGGTTGTTGATGCGGAGCCGGTGACGGTATGACGCGCGCGCTGGCGGTAATTCTTGCGCTCGTACTGGCGGCGCTGGGCTGGCAGTCATGGCGACTGAATGAGGCCAGCCGCACCATCGATCAGCAAGGCGGGGACCTGAAAACGGCGGGCGACAAACTGGCAAAAACGAACAGCCAGCTGATCGCCCTGTCCATCCTGACCGAAACCAACAACCGGGAACAGGCGCGGCTTTACGCGGCGGCAGAAAGTACAAACGCGCTGCTGCGAAGCCGTCAGCGCCGGATTGAGGAGCTAAAACGTGAAAACGAGGATTTGCGCCGCTGGGCTGGTACTCCTTTGCCTCCTGACATTATCAGGATGCGCGAACGTCCGGCCCTCGCCGGAGGTGCAGCTTACCGTGAATGGTTGTCCCAGGGTGACGCAGTGCCGCCTGGAAAAGTCAGCGGCACGCACTAACGGTGATTTACTGACGGCGTTGGATGAGGCGGAGGCGGCCTGGTCGATCTGTGCTGACAAGGTGGACACGATAATTTCCTGCCAGGAGCGAAACAGTGAACAAACCTCAGTCCCTACGCCTCGCCCTGAATAATGCCGTGGCGTATGTCCGGGACAACCCGGACAAGCTGCATTTATTCGTGGATAACGGATCGGTGGTGGCGACCGGCGCAGCGTCGTTGTCCTGGGAGTATCGCTATACCCTTAACGTGGTGGTCGTTGATTTCAGCGGCGATCAGGGATTACTGATGGCTCCCGTGCTGGCCTGGCTGATGGAGAATCAGCCTGATGCTGTCCATAACCCGGAACTGCGTGAAAAGCTGTTTACGTTTGAGGTCGATATCTTGCGCAATGATATCTGCGATATCAGCCTGAACCTGCAGCTGACAGAGCGCGTGATCGTCAGTGCTGAGGGTGACGTGTCCAGCGTTGAAGCTGTGCCGGAGCCGGACGAACCGGACGAAATGTGGGCGGTGCGCCGTGGCTGAGCTGCAGGAGGTTGACGCCTGGTTAGATGCGCTGCTGGCTGGTCTTGAGCCAGCCGCGCGTAAGCGCATGATGCGGGTGCTGGCGCAGCAGCTGCGCCGCAGCCAGCAGAAAAATATCAGGATGCAGCGTAACCCGGATGGCACGGCATACGAACCACGACGGGTAACGGCACGCACGAAAACTGGCCGCATACGTCGGCAAATGTTTGCCAGACTCCGCACCGCAAAATACCTGAAAGCCGTTGCCAGCCCGGACTCTGCCAGTGTCGAATTTGAGGGCAGGGTGCAACGTATTGCCCGCGTTCATCATTACGGTCTGCGTGACCGTGTCAGCCGCAGAGGGCCGGAGGTGCAGTATTCGCAGCGCCGGTTACTCGGCATCAATGACGAAGTAGAGGACATTACGCGCGACACGTTATTGCGCTGGCTGTCTGACTGATTTTGTGTCAGGGACGACACAATCCGCTGCGCTGCCTCACTCCCTCCGCGCGTGGCAATCTTGCCCTCATGAATACCCAATTAACCGAAATCATGCGCCTCATCACCAATCTGATCCGCACCGGCATTGTGACCGAAGTGGATCGGGACGGCTGGCTGTGCCGGGTGAAAACAGGCGACCTCGAAACCAACTGGATTAACTGGCTGACATACCGCGCCGGTAAAGCCCGCACCTGGTGGTGTCCGTCGCCGGGGGAGCAGGTGGTGCTGTTCAGCCTGGGCGGCAATCTGGAAACAGCGTTTGCGCTTCCGGCGATCTACTCCGACGCGTGCCCGCCACCGTCAGACTCTGAAAGCGCGGACGTGACCGCATACGAGGATGGCGGCTGGTTCGAATATGACCCGGCCACCGGGCGCTGGATTATCCGGGGCGTTAAAGCTGTGCTGATTGAGTCGTCGCAGCTGGTTTCCTGCAAAACAGGGGAGTTTGTGATCGAGGCTGACACGACCCGTATTAACAGCAGCGTGATCCTGAATGGCGATGTGACCCATGGCGGCGGAGAAATGACCTCAAACGGCATTGTGGCCGATAAGCATAAACACCCTGGCGACAGTGGCGGGACGACGGGAGGCCCAATTTGACGCTCTATATCGGGATGAACCGCGAGACCGGCAAGGCCATTACGGAAACCGATCACCTGCGCCAGTCCGTGCGGGATATTTTGCTGACGCCGCAGGGCAGCCGCCTTGCTCGTCGGGAATACGGTTCCCTGCTGTCTGCGCTGATTGACCAGCCGCAAAACCCGGCGCTGCGCCTGCAGATCATGGCGGCGGTGTACGTCGCGTTGCAGCGGTGGGAGCCGCGGCTACAGCTCGACACCATCACGATTAACAGCAGCAGCATGGATGGCGCAATGGTGATAGAGCTGGCAGGCCAGCGCAATGACGGCGTGCCGGTTTCCCTTTCCGTATCGACAGGAGCAGCCAATGGCAGTTATTGACCTTTCCCAGCTGCCGCCACCACAAATCGTGGATGAGCCGGATTTTGAAACCTTGCTGACGGAGCGTAAGGCGGAATTTGTCGCGCTCTATCCGGCAGAAGAGCAGGAGGCCGTGGCACGAACGCTAACGCTTGAGTCAGAGCCAATCGTAAAAACGCTGCAGGAAAACGTGTACCGGGAGCTGCTGCTGCGCCAGCGGATTAACGAGGCGGCACGGGCCGTCATGGTGGCCTATTCCGGCAGTGATGACCTGGATAATTTAGGCGCTAACAATAACGTGCAGCGCCGGGTTATCACTCCCGCAGACGATACCACCACGCCACCCACGGAGGCGGAAATGGAATCGGACGCGGATTATCGCCAGCGCATCCCGGCGGCCTTTGAGGGGATGAGCGTTGCCGGTCCCGTCGGCGCGTATGAATATCACGCCCTTAGCTCGGATGGCCGGGTGGCCGATGCCTCGGCGTTCAGTCCTTCCCCGGCGGAAGTGGTGGTGACGGTTCTGGCCCGCGACGGTGATGGCACCGCGCCGGATGATTTGCTGCAGGTGGTCGGGGATGCCCTGAATGATGAGACTGTGCGCCCGGTGGCGGACCGGGTGAGCGTGCGATCTGCTGAGATTATACGCTATGAGATCGACGCGGTTTTGTATGTTTACCCCGGCCCGGCGAAGGAGCCGATTCTGGCGGCGGCGAAAGCACAGGGCGCGGCATATATCAACGAGCAGCGCCGCCTGGGGCGTGACGTCAGACTATCCGCGATTTATGCCGCCCTGCATGTTCAGGGCGTGCAGCGGGTGGAGCTGATGAAGCCCATGGCTGACATGGTATTAGATAAAACGCAGGCTTCCTTCTGTACCGACTTTAAAGCAGAAATTGGTGGCTCTGATGAATAGCCTGTTACCGCCGGGATCGTCCGCGCTGGAGCGCAGGCTGGCGCAGGCCTGTTCTGGAATCAGCGATTTAAACGTGCCGCTGCGTGACCTGTGGAACCCGTGGAAGTGCCCGGCAAAGTTCCTGCCTTATCTGGCGTGGGCGTTTTCTGTGGACCGCTGGGAGGAAACCTGGACGGAAACCGCTAAACGCCAGGCTGTCAGTGATGCGTTCTGGATACATCAGCGCAAGGGAACCGTGGCAGCGGTTAAGCGCGTGATCGAGGGGTTGGGCTACTCAATGACCATTGAGGAGTGGTGGGAAGTGGCCGACCCCGCAGGAACATTCCGACTTGAGATTGACCTCAATGATATCGGCATCACTGAACCGATGATTAACGAGCTTGAGCGAATAATTGGCGATGCAAAACCCGTGAGCCGCCATATATCACAGCTAACGCTATCGGTGAGCACTAAGGGCATTGCAAATATAGGATGCGCTATTTTTGACGGTGAAGAGATAACAGTTTATCCGGCTGGCTATACCCCGGATGAAAGTATTTATTACGACGGGCAAGCCCATTACGACGGGAATTATCATTTTTCAGGTGACAGCAAATGAATATTAGTGAAAAACCACAATGGGAAAATAATATCAGTATGCTTGCCCGCCAGCAAAAGGTTGAAGGCGGGAGAGATGGTGCGGCTAATATTCAGGCTCAGCAACTGGCAAACCGTACCCGGTTTTTGAAACAATCCGTCGAAGCATACAGCACCCTGATTAAATCGGGCGAACTTCCTTATTCAAATGAAGATGAAGCAAAGGCCGCTATTGTGGCGGGAAAAATCGCTGAAAATAGTTTGTTTTCCGTTCGCTCTGAAAGCGCGGGCGTATGGGTTGAAGAGTTTAAAAATATTAACGGGGTGCCTGTTTCAACCGGCAAGCGGTTGCCTGACAGCCAGGGTATTTCGGTGGTGGTTTTCACCAGTGATGATGATCCGACAGGCGAGAAGGCTGGACTGTCATTAACGGTGCCAGGGCAGGTATTCCGCGTTGCATACCCCGATGACAGCAGCACCGAGACGGTTTACCGGAATGACGGAGGCCACGCAGTTAAGCTGCTCGAAGTCGCAGATAAGCGAGCAATGGAAAAAATCCTTCCAGATGCAGGGATTATCACAGAGGAAGGTGACCCCGATTATGCTGTGGAGTTTCTGGATGCATTATTTCGGCGTGCTGTGGGTATCGACTTACGCGGTGTACTTGAGGCAAACGCCGGAATGCGCATTATGGGTGTACCCGTAACCAACCTGCCGGATGACTCCGATTACTGTTTTGCATTCGGTGATGAGCTGGGGCGCATTGTTTTTGGTATCGGGAAAACAGGCTTCATCGAAGTGATGGGAATGCGGATTTTTGTCACGGAGGGTGAGAACTTTCTTGAAATTATTGATGAAAATCAGCGGGTATCTGCCGGGATTGGGAGCAAA